AAGTGGCAGAAAAATTCGATGCCGCTGTCGATACTGAAGTACGTGAAATTCTTCAAGATCTTGCCGAAGGAGACGATGATGAAGAAGAAATTCAACAATCTGCACTAGGAGGAAACACAATGCACTACAACGCATTCCAAAACGTTGCTAACAACACTGACGAAATCCGTCACTCACTTGAGAGTGCTTTCGAAGACGCTAAGAAATCTGGACGCCGAGTAAGCCAAGTATTGTCTGAAATTCAAGACGGTGATACTTTGCAACACTCAATGAACAACCTCGATTTGTTGTTCCCAGATCATGCTTTGCAAGGCGGAATTCAAGTACTTTACTCACCAAACACTGCTACTGAACATATCCTTAGCAAAGTTACAAAAGTACCTACTGCTTTCGTTAAGTCACTCATGACCGACCTTACAAACCTTTCTGACGAACAACTTCGTGCCAAAGGTTATATCAAGGGTAAAGAAAAGAAAGAACAAATCATTGGATTCCTTTCTCGTAAAACTGACCCTCAAACAATCTATAAAAAGCAATCAATTGACCGCGATGACCTTATCGACATCCGCCAACAATTGGATGTAGCAGCTTTCTTCCGTCAAGAAATGCGTATCAAACTAAACGATGAAATTGCGCAAGCAATCATGGTTTCTGACGGACGCGAAACTGGTTCCGACGACAAAATCAAAGAAGACAAGATTCGTCCTATTTCTAAAGACGAAGACTTCTACACAATCAAAGCGAAATACAATCCAAACGCTATGTTGGACGTGTTCGAAATTGTTGCTGAACAAAAGACCAAGATGCTTGGTTCTGGAACACCTACATTGTATGTGAACCCATTGTTCCTTACTAAACTTCGCTTCTTGCGCAACAAGAATGGTAACTGGGTATTCGGTGGTCAACAACCTGCTACAAAAGAATATCTAGCATCATTGATGGGTGTTGCTGATATCGTTGAAAGTAACTTTATCAAAGAACAAGAAATGATCATGGTTAACCTTGCTGACTACCAAATCGGTACTAACAAAGGTGGAGAAGTTAACAGCTTCGAAGACTTTGACATCGACTTCAACAAACATAAATACCTTATCGAAACTCGCTTGTCTGGTGCCCTTGTTCGTGCTAAAGCCGCTGTATACTTTACTCCGGATGAATCTGTTGCTCCAAAAGCACACCAAGCTGATGTTCAATCACAAGCTGCTGGCGCTCCAGCTGCACGTGCAGGAGTTCCTGGAGGTTAAGAATGAAGTATTCGGGTAATGCAGGTTTTCGATTGGAGGATGTTGAAGTAGAACCAGGTGTCTATGAACCAAAGCTTGTTGTTAAACCTATCAAAGGCGACTTGATTAACGACACTACGTTTCGTAATCAAAATAATAGCAAATCCACAATAGACAATGTTCAAATCACCAATCGTCTTTCAATCGTTGCCCATCCATTCTTAATGACTCACATCACAAATTTGTTATATGTTACTTTCATGGGTCAGAAGTGGAAGGTTGAGCGTTATGCTATCAAATCTCCACGGATTATTTTGGATTTAGGAGGATTATATAATGAGCAAGCGAATGCATATCCAGGACTTGCTGCAGAAGGCAGTTGATGGTCTTGGAGAACCTTATAAAATCATCTACAATCCAAATGCAAGTAGCAAATTAACATACCCATGTATTCTCTATAGACGACATGGTATTCATAAGCGACATGCGGATAATATACGATATTATTCTCATGAAACTTATCAAATCACAATTATTGACAAACGTGTAGATTCTCCGATAATCGATGTTTTATTGGATAATCCCCATTGTCGATATCAACATGAGTTCATTGTCGAAAACATGAACCATACTATCTTAGAAATTACAACTGGAGGTAAAGCCTAATGGCAAAACTCGTATTTGACGAAATCGGAAAACGTTTTTATGAAACCGGTGTGGCCGAAGCTGTTCTCTATCCTCAAGATGAAACAGGTAACTATCCTAAAGGTATTGCTTGGAACGGTATTACAGCAGCTAACGAATCGCCTACTGGTGCGGAAGCTAGTGAACACTATGCTGACAACATGCTGTACTTCTCAATCACAGGACCTGAGAAATTCGAGGGAACAATCGAAGCATTCAGTTCACCAAAAGAATTTGACGAATGTGATGGTATGGCAGAACCTGTTAAAGGTCTTCGTGCCCACGGACAAGCCCGCAAACCATTTGGATTTGCATTCAAATCAATTTTGGGTAATGACGTTAAAGGTGAAAACTTTGGTTACAAACTTCACTTATGGTACGGTTGTAAAGCTGCTCCATCAGAACGCGCTTACAGTACTGTAAATGAATCACCAGAACCACAAAATCCAAGCTGGTCAGTTAAATCAACTCCGGCTAAAATGGCAGGACAAAAACCAGTATCTGTTCTTACAATTATTTCAACAGAAGTTGAACCAACTAAACTCAAGAAATTGGAAGATGCTTTGTATGGTACAGAAACTGAACAAGCTTACTTGCCGCTTCCAGACAAAGTTAAAGAATTGTTGTCATAATTAATAAGGAGGTATTCACTAATGCTTAAACAAAAAGTACAATACGAAGATTTCGATGGGGCTACTCAGGTAGAAGATTTATATTTCAATCTTAACCGTATGGAGCTAATTGCTTTGCAATCTCGATATGGTAAAGAAGATATGGCTGCTTATATCGATAAACTCGTCGAAGATAAAGATATCGAAAAGGTTTATGAAATCCTTAATGATATCGTTCTAAGTGCTTATGGTCTACGCTCTGAAGACGGTAAACGTTTCCTCAAGAGCGAAACTATTCGTGAAGAATTCAAACAATCTCTTGCTTATGACGCATTGATTGAAGATTTCCATGACGAAACTCGTAAGGTTCTTGAATCATTTATCGTTGGTATCACTGCTCATATTCGCGGTATTAATAAAGCTGCTAACGCTGTTCAGTAAAATAGGTGAGGGTATGTATTCTACATATCCTCCTTATTTTTAAATTTTTTGAGGTGTGAAATGGGACAAGAATTCTTAACTATTCGTTTGGATGATGCTGAATATTGGGATGAGATTAAAGAAGAATTTATTTCCAATCCGGGTAAAGAGGTGACTTTTAGATACACCCTTAAAAATTTGGACAAATGGGAAAGTAAATACGAAAAAAGATTCATAGATAATGATGATAATATAAAAAAAGAAGAATTATTGGATTTTATACAAATCATCTGCGATGAAGATTTAGATATAGGAATGTTATCCCAAGAAAATATGGAAGAAATTTTAAGGTATCTGAAACATACTCCATCCGCAACAGTACTTCCAAAAAGTAGAAATTCTGGGACTGGATATTCTAGGAAAAAAATTTTCACGTCTGAAATAATTTATGGATACATGGCTTTAAATCATATCCCTTTCTCTTGGGAGGATAGAAATTTAAATAAACTGATAATGCTTCTGAACTGTGTTGGTTCGCTTCAAGAACCTCCGAAAAAAATGTCGAAAGCAGAAGCTATGGAAGAGCATCGTCGAGTTGTTCTTGAAAACAGAAGAAAGCAAGAAGAGTGGATGAAGAAACAACAAGAGAAGAAGGTATAATCAATGAACATATCGGTTTCGGGAGATTTTGGACATTTGGAAAAGTTTTTAACAAGACCTCGTACAACCAACATGGATGTTTTGGGAAAAGCTATTGTTAATGCATTGAGAGATGCCACTCCTAAAAATTCTGGAAAGACTGCCAACTCCTGGGGGTATCGAGTTATCCCTACAGCTCAAGGTCAAAATCTAGAAATCTATAATACAAATTTAAATAACGGCGTTAATGTTGCTATGTTAATCCATTATGGTCACGGAACTGGAACAGGAGGGTATGTTCCACCAAGACCATATATTGACTCTGCAATTAATTCTGTTTATAAGAAAACAATCGACAAGATACTAGAAGATTATTTTAAATAGAAAGGACTATTATGGATTATATTTCAATTCAATCTTCCAAAGATGTTATAATGCATTTTGGAATTAAAGGAATGAGATGGGGTCATCGCAATCGTAGGGAACATCTAATCAATAGATATATGAACAAAGGTTACGATCCTCATACTGCCGCTTCAAAAGCAGAAAAACGTTTAAAAACTGAAAAATATTTGAAACGTGCCGCTTTAGTAGGCGGTGTTGCTTTAGGCGCTTATATGGGTTATAAAGGTGCAAACTATATAATTGACCAACATAGGGCTAAAGAGATTGCTCGTGGTCTTAAGAAAATGAATAACATACGAGAGTCTAATTCAATAGTCAAAAAAGATAAATTCGGCAAACTTAAATCTGCAGGAAAACATCTTGCCGATAAGGTAAAAGAAGTTCATAGAAAAGACACCGAACGATTTACTAGACGAATGGACGAAGCTCTACTTAGAGATGCTGCTAAGAAAGCTGCAAAACAAAAAGCAGCCAGCGACTATGCAGATAATATTCTCTCCATTGCCCAAAAGAAACCTGGTATTCTAGGTCGACGTAAAATGGAGTCTATCGGAACTACTAAAGGCAAACTAGGTAAGATTGCTGAAAATTTCGCTAAAGCTCAATCCCAAGTTAATAAAAATTCTAAAGCAATTGACAAAATTGATATGGAAGCTTTGGAAAGAGTTAAGAAACTTATGAAGAAATAAGAAAGGTAAACTATGGCAGGATACGTAGATGAAAAAGTAGCCAAAGTCACCCTGGACAATAAAGGTTTCTCTAAGAATGCGGACGAAGCAATTGGCGCAATTAATAGATTAAAAGAAGCCTTTGCCAAAGTCAATGGTAAGGACGCTACGAAAAACATAGCTTCAGATATGTCGAGTATGAATGATACAATTTCAAAATCGACACAAAAATCTGAGGGACTACTATCTCGCCTTAGAGGAATTTTCTCTCGAAGCACTCAAGACATTGATATGTCTGGTGGTGGACGATCTATCGATAGAATGAATACTGACATTGCTAGCAAAACAGCTAACACGTCATCAATTCTATCTCGTCTGAAGGGTATTTTCCAAAAGGCAGATAATCACGAAGGCTTTCCCAACTCGATTAAGTCAATCGATGGGCTAAATTCTAAGATCGGAGGATTCGATGCGAGTCCTCTATCAAACGCATTCGCTAATGCGGCATCTTCTGTACAGAATTCATTATCTGTTATGGATATTGCTTTAGGTAATGTCCTAGGTGGAATGATGCAAAAAGCCATGTCTTTCACAGGACAGTTCTTTAGAGGATATGGTGATGGTTTGGAAGAGTATAAGAATAAACTCGGATCAATCCAAACTATCATGACCAATACGGAATGGGAAATTCCCGATTCTTCAACTCGTATGCGTAAAGTTTCTGGAGCATTGGAAACATTGAATGACTATGCGGATAAGACCATTTACTCATTCGCAGATATGACCCGAAATATTGGTACGTTTACAGCTGCTGGTGTAAGTTTGGACAAATCTGCTACAGCTATTAAAGGTATCTCTAACTTGGCTGCGGCTTCTGGTTCAAACACCCAACAAGCATCTACAGCAATGTATCAATTGTCTCAAGCATTAGCCGCTGGTAAAGTTGGTCTACAGGACTGGAACTCAGTGGTTAACGCCGGTATGGGTGGTAAACTATTCCAAGATAGATTGACTCAAACTGCCGAGAAACTTGGTAAAGCTCGGAATATGACTAAGTCATTTCGTGAGTCTCTACAAGATGGTTGGTTGACATCCGAAGTCTTGCTGGAAACTTTGCGTGAGTTCTCAGAAGATGAGTCAATGCTTGATGCTGCGACTAAAGTCAAATCTTTTGGTCAGTTGGTAGACACCGTTCAGGAGGCTATTGGTTCTGGATGGGCTACTACATGGGAATATTTCCTAGGTGGATTTGAAGAAGCTAAAGAAATGTGGACAAGCATTGGTGATATTGTCAATCCGTTTATTAGCGACGACCAAGGTAAATACTGGGATGAAGTTCTCGGTATGGAACGAAGTCTTGGTAACTACCGAAACGCCATGCTTAAAACATGGAAGGATATGGGCGGTCAAGAATCGTTTTTCAATTCTATTAAAAACAGTTTTGAAATTG